AGCATACATTTAAATATGGGTGGTAAAGTATTATACATGATTAACAATGCAAATCAAACTATATAGGGTAGGTCTGGGACCCCTATAATTTTAGGGGGTATTCGCGTAAACATAAAAAGTTCGAATTCTGATATAGTTCCTTTAGGGTCCCCTTTTAGGGTGGGTCCCGCCCACATGCTCTTCTCTAAATGAGCTATGCAGTTTCTGCATAGGATAATGTAGGATAGGCCATGCAAAAACTGCATGGCCATTCTTCCTTAACGAAGTCTATTCAGTAGGATTGATCACAGGATTTTCCTGCCATCTATCTGTATCCTCCTCTCGTAAAACTTTATGAACAATATCGTGCATCATGCTTTTTGCATGACGCGATGTGAACTTCCAACGAGTTTCGTTGCTCGCCCATCTGCCCTGGATATTTAAACCCATGTGCCTTGCAAAAACTTCTCTCCATTGTTTTGGAGTTTTATTGTACTGCTCTCCAGTTGATGGATAGAATTGATCCAAGATTAATTTTCGGATAACAACCTCATCGATTGTTTTTTCAGAAATTTCTGAAATTCCGATTGTCATTAAAAAGTGACCAATCTCGTCAGCCTCTTTTCTGATCGTCGGATCAATAGACTTAGTGTTAGCGTTCCACGCTTTGTGGTTAGTGTAGTGAACTTCTAGTGGCATCGTATTCCTTTCGTTAAGTTAATAAATCCATTATGCACAGCTATCCTATAATGTCCACTATTATTTTAAATTAATTTGGCACTTTAGTGCCTGTGGATAACTTTGGCACAAGATGTAGTGCTGCCTTTTTTCTTTTTTTAGGGTGGGCCCCGCCCACATGCTCTTCTCTATTTTTTCTAGTGTGGCGTGTGGTTTGGCCACACGCCACAATTTAAGTTAGAATAATTTTAATTGCTTATCCTCACTTTCTTTTTTTGCTTCCATAAATGCTTTATGTAATTGTTCATTCAAAAATAATTTACGATCTATTTCTCGGATCTTAATTTCTGAATATAGGAACAAGCAAAAACCACCTATGATTAAAGCCAGGCCAGAATAGAATAATATCTCAATCATATTATTTACTCGGTAAAGCCAACAGCGAATTAGGTAAATCTAATTGTATATTAGCTGTTGCCATTTCTTTTTGCAACTCAACCAATGTTGGTTGAATGTGGCTACCTGTATAAAGTATATTCAAACACTTTTTCTTTTTATTCTCTAGTGCATGATATAATTTGTGTTGCGCTCTAGCGTGGACTTCTGCTTCTTCATAACAAGCCTTTTTAATTTTCTTTGTTATATATTCAACAGGGTCAGCGTCATCTTTGACTTGAATATCAATTTTATTCATATCCCACTTATTACGCTTTTTGGTATTATTAAAAATCTCGGATATCTGATCCGCGATTTTTTGAGTTTGATAGCGTAAATCATTTTCCATAGAATATTTTTTCTGTTGGAAATCTCTCAACGCTTTCTCTTTTTTTGCCATGTCTTTAATTAGACTAGGCAAGTTCTTATGTATTACACCTGCGAATTTATCTCCAACTTCCTCAACTTTATCTTGAGCCTGTTGTGATATTTCACGCTCTACTCTATTTGACGCAATACTGAATTCATCTCTTACGAATTCTTTGTAGTGGTCAACGTGGTCTTTTCTTAATGGTTGCATAACTGTATTCCTTTCTATTTGTTAAGTTATAAATATTCTTATAGGTTATTATAGGATATAGTCAACCCCTAAAAAACATTTATTTTTATTTTTTTTATATGGGTGGGCCCCGCCCACATGCTCTTCTCTGGGTGCGACAATATTGTCCTTGAGTATATAGGATATTGTGCTATAACTATATTTCGCCCTTTTGGTCACTACGGCGATATAAACTCAAGTGATCATGGGACTTGCACCAGAAAAAGCAAGTAGGATTATAGCTACCGAGTACTTTTAGGTCAAAGGTAGCTACTGATCCCTGGTCTAATGTGGGTTAACATGACTGCCACTAGTAAGAACTACGGTTCTTGGCGTTAGACCTGGGATCGGTTAATACTGATCAAGAATAGAGCCTTGTTGAATGTTTACTGCTCTTTAAAAAAATCAAAACATTCCCCACAGTAGCGACGGGGTTGCGTTGCTACGGGATTGACCCAGTGTCACACCGCCTACTGCAGGCCGTCTTCACTGGGTGCTGATCCCTGGTCTAGTAGTTAGTAATTAACTAGTAGTGTATAAATAAGCTAACATATACACCTACTGCTAGACCTGGGATCGGCATAACGATCGAGCAACGCGCTCGGACATGGAGTGGGGTTGAACACCAGCATAAAGCCTGGGAATCGGTGGCACCAGGACAACACCCACCAAGTCTTTTTTTAAAAAATCTCCCCCCCCGGGTGGGTCCCGCCCACAAGCACTAACCACAGGCTACAAGCTCACAGGGTGGGTCCCGCCCACACGCTCTTCTCTGCGGCGGAATATTATATAGGAATTTATAGGATATGTCAAGAAGTTTATTTATATTTATTTTGGCCGTGGCCCTTGCATCTTATGCCATAATATCCTATATAAGATTAACTAACAAAAGGAATACAAAATGAAAGATATAATAAAATGCCCGACGGCCAAACAAGGCTGCAAGCCTGACGGCTGGCCAGCGGGTAACCCTAAATTTATGAATACTAAAAAAGCCTGGGACCTAGTCGGCGGCTTAAGCAAGCCAGGCAAGATGCCTGGATGGGCAATTGGAATTCCTGCTGCTGAATGCAACACGGGCAGCAAGTTAAGATTAATACCTAATTCAGTTTGCAGTACCTGCTACGCCTTAAAAGGCTGCTATGTTTTCAAGGTTGTTCAAGATGCTCAGTATAGAAGGCTGAAGGCCCTGAAGAAAAAATTATGGGTCTTCGCAATGGTGACCCTGATCAATTCTAAAAAATCGGATGTTTTTAGATGGCATGACTCAGGTGATGTTCAAGATCTTGAACACCTTCAAAAAATTTTTGAAGTTTGTAAACAGACGCCGACTAAACGCCATTGGATGCCTACCAAAGAGGCCTGGATAAAACCGTACTTGAAGGACAAGCCCGCGAACCTGGTGATTAGATTATCTTCAAGTATGATCAATCAGCCTGGTATTAAAAGCTGGCCGAACACATCAACGGTAGTTACAAAAAAACCCAGCTGCCCTGCGCCAAAGCAGGGCGGCAAATGCTTAGATTGTAGAAAATGCTGGAACCCAAAAATTAAAAATATTAGTTATGGCAAGCATTAGATCTAAGCTTAATAATTTAATAAATTATTTCATTTGCGATCATAAGGACCTATCGAAGGCGTACGTCCGCAAGTGTGAAAAATTTTTTGCTGCGGCTGGTCCGTTGGAAAATGATATACGGAAACCGAGATGTAGCCACGAGGTCGCAAAGCCTCTAGGAACCAGACTTCGGACGCAGCAGAAACAGAGGGCTGGTAGTATTCCACCAGCCCTCAAGCAACAAGCGAGGAAAATATGAAAGATAAAACCAAAGATAAAATAGATTATGAGTATTCGATGGAGACAACAAAATTAATAGCTGATTGGATAGCTAGTTGTCCTGTAAACTTTGTTAATGTTATAGTCCCAGAAAATGACGAAGTACAATTGACCTTGAGTAGAACAAGGAAGAAATAAAAAATAAGGGTGGGTCCCGCCCACAAGCACGCACCACAGTCCGCAAGCCGAGGCCACAGGCCACAGGTCACAGGTGCATGTTTCACGTGAAAAAAAATAAAAAGGGTGGGTCCCGCCCACAAGCTCTTCTCTGTGGCCGCGACACTTTGTCCATTGACCTTGGACATAGGATATTGTAGGACGCTAAACTTTTTGTAGAAATTTAAAGCTTGACATCATGCCCACGGCACACGGTTCTGCATTACCGCTCACAAGATCACGGATCTTGGACCCTTCATAAAGTTTTATGTCTCTCTGACAGAGGCCCTTGGCCATGATGAAACTATTGTGTGGGTGCTTGATATGGAAGCCAATTTGGTGCGGAGAGAAGCGAATTTTTTTAGCCAGATTTAGCTTTAACTCTATAGTGAAAAAGTGACCAGAAGTATTATAAACCAATAGATCAGGAGTCCCATGTGCAGCACTATTTTCCACGCGTGTAAATGATAATTCGCAATTATTTTTAATGTTGAACGCTTTAATTTCATGCCAAAATTTAGTCTCTCCCTTAATCATTTTTTAGGCTAAGTGAGTCGCTTTCTGGCTAATCAATTTTTTTGATTACTTCACCCATATTCCACTTCGAAGAATACAAAGTCATGACCAATCTGTGAGTCTCACGTACACCAAGTATTTTGTTTTCCATTAATTTAATGTCCTTGATGTCGTAATATTTTCCGTCTGGTAAGCACACTTGTACTCTTGCCTCCTGTGCTACTGGCGATTTCATAAACTTGTCTAGGGCCTGTCTTAATAGCTTTCCTGATACCATCACTTGAACATATACCAAAAATAAATTATATTGCAAGCATGGGAGTTCCAAAAAGACTTACAGAGAAACAAATTAAATTTGCTAATCTAATCGTAACAGAAGAAGGTCGAAAGACTGATTCTGAATGTGCTATTGCTGCAGGCTATGATCCTAACTCGGCCTATGTATCAGCAAGTAAATTACAAAACCCATCTTTGTATCCATTGGTGGCTCAATACATTGGAAGACTCAGAGCAGAGAAGTTAAAAAAATATGACATCACTTATGAAAAACACCTGGCAGAGTTAGGTAAAATTAGAGATGAGGCTAGGGAAAGTAAAGCCTGGAGTGCTGCAGGTAATATGGAAATAGCTAGAGGTAAAGCTGCGGGATTCCAAAACAATACTAACTTACATCTACATAAAAACTTAGATAACGTTGACGAATCAGAGTTAGACAAAGAACTTGAGAAAGCACTGAAAACTTTTAAACCTATTATAGATGCTGATGCAGAAATAGTTGAAGAAGTAAAACCTATGAAAATTGCAAAGAAAAATACTATAAATTAATCTTCTCTAGTTTTTTAATACATCCAGTTGGAAATACATTACGATCCGAAAAAGACTCAAAAGAACTATCATAAGACGCAAACGTTTTAAGATTCTTTTTATCTTTTGAAAATATATACGCATGAGTTATCATCTCTGCAGGTTTCATCTCATTGAACTCGTTAATATCAGCATGGCCCGCGTCACCCAAAATATCCAACCAGGTTATCTTATAAAAGTAATATCTTTTTTTATTTATAAGGACTGATTTATATTTAGATTTTTTCTTTATCATAACCCTATATAGCACCTATAGGTTTTTTCTCTAGGCACATTTTTTTTCAAAAACTTTTTCTTATGCGCGCGTACGGGTTTGCTAGAAGTGTTGTTATAAGCCAATTATTGTAAATTGTAACCGCTGTAACACCATTGTAACAGCGTTTTGTTACAAAAATATCGTCTAAAAGTGTTGGTATATGCGAATAATAACACTTTGAAAGCCATTGTAACCATTGTAACACCGTTTTGGAAATTGAAAAACAAAAAAACTTTTCTGGCAAAAAAAGTCTATAGGGAGAAACTTGCCTTATTGTAAACATATTGTGACATATTTATCACACATTGTGGCTTTTTAGCCACAATCTAGGCAATAACCCTTTGAACTAGGGCTTTCATTTTTGTACAGATGATTGTTACAATTCTTTGACTTACAAAATATTGTACCTTTTAAATCCATTTCTGGTTTCTTACCAAATATTTCATTAAAATTTTTTCTGTACGTGTCGTTGGACGGCCTTGATTTGCCGTCCCATTTTTCTTTTTTCATTAATGCAGCCTCCTTCTGTATTCATCTATGTCCGAAAAGTCTGGACTTGCTAAGAATCTGGCCAATGTTTGAAACTCATCCATGGACATTTTATTAATCTCCATAGAGGGTATTCTTTTGGTCATCTCCTTCTTTGCTTTCTTCCATTCAGATTCAGTAAATGTATCTAATAACTCACGCATGTCTTTCATGGTACTCCTTT